TCATTTTTCCTCACTCCTTTAAGCAGCGCCCCAACCTTTAACTGACTTCATAACAGCGCCAGCGAGGTCGTATCGCATTGCGAAATCGTGCATACTAACCGCTCGAATAACCGTTTGGTCCTCCGAGAAGGTTGCTACGACGTTCATTCCATCGTAATAAGCCGCCGTATTGCTAACGTCTATTCTCACCTGCATTGAGTCGCCAATGAACGCGTCATCGAAGTTCACAAAGTAGATTTCTGAACAGTTAGAAACCGGACTACCCGTAGTTGAATCAGTTAGGTTAGTCGGAATCTGAGTCGTGACAGCGTAGGGGAATCTAAGCAACTTGCCTGTCGCCATTTCGGGCTGGAAAGCGTAGTTACCGAGCGAATCCCTTATTGTCATAAGGTAATACTCAATCTGAGGTGCGAATATCCAACCGCAGTTTGTCATGGGTATGTTCGCTTGGCGCAATTTGAGGATGCACGTCGCGAGGTCATTCGTGACACTCTGAAGGTTAGAATAGGTTGGTGTGCCTCCTTCTGCCGAGGGCTGCGTAGCCGCGAATTGGTTCGTTGGGCTAATCCAGTTAAGAAGACCTTTTGGCGTATTAACAGTGCCGTCGCCTCGCATAAAGGCTTGGTCTTCGCGCTGCGCCATCGCTTTAACGAGGTCTTCTCGTACGATTTGGTCGGCAGCGATTGTGTTTACCTGCAAAAGCTCGTTTGAGATTGGGACAAGTGCGGCTAGTTTCTTAGCTGCAAGTGTTATCTGACCAAAGCTCTGTTGCGTTGCTTGTATGTTGACGTTTTCACCAACATAGGTCGCGTTAGCACCACCCGTCACCTTCGGAATACTCATCTGAAGGTTGTTGAGAGGTAGCACTCTAGCGCCCATAGAACGCATAACAGAGGCGGGTCTTAGGAATTCAATAATCTCAGTCGATAGGACTTCTGGAACCAAAAACCCACCACTAACATCTTGGTTCGCACTAAGAGCCTTTGTAACTTCGGCTTTATCGCCGAAGACTCTAGTTGCGAAGTTAAGTGGGCTTTCACGGTTCTTCTCAGCCATAACGAGAGCTTTAATGAATCCGCTAACTGTATTTCCCATCTGAGCTGAAGCAGCGGTTTTCGTAGAAGTCTGCTCGCCTCCAAGTTGTGAACGAACGTTAAGATTATCGCGGATTGCCGCGCCTTTCTTAACCTCTTCCATAACGGGAGCAAGCATATCCTTAATCAACGCGCTAATATCATTGCGCGTCATATGTGCTTCTTCCATAGATATGTCTCCATTTTTAAGCTGCGCTATTTTAAATTACGAGAGAGCACAGCCTACAAATTTAATTGCTTTTTAAGCTCGGTTACGGTGTCTTTCAACATTTCACCAAGCTCATTCACGTCGACGGTGTAGACTTCTTCGACGTCTTCGAGTTTCTTTGCAGTTGGTTGTCCGGGCGTTATCGGCGCGGGTGTTACCGGCTCTTGGTCTTCGGGTTCGGTGTTCTGTTCGTCGTTACCACCCTCTTCCTTATCGAGAACCGATTTTACCGCATCGAAGCCTTTCTGATAGCACTTGATAGCCTCGTCGTGAGCCGCTGCCGCTTTCGCGTGGGCTTTCGTTACCGCCTCGTGTGCTTTCATGGCTGCTTCGTGATGCCCGAATCCTTCTGAGAATTTACCGAGCGCTTCGTTAAGCGCTGTGCCGGTATCCTTAGAGATTCGTCTACCTGCCTTCGTCGTCGTAATATCCATCATTTTTTTGAATAGTTTAGTCGCTTCTTTCTCGTCGTCGGACTCCCACGGTGCGCTATCGCCGAAATCGTGGTAGTGCTTCTCGAGATGTGATTTAATAGCAGCTAGGTCACCGGCTGGAACCTTAAGAGGACTCCGTGCTCCTTGTATAGCTCCACCGCAACCCTGCACGCCGTTTAATACGCACGAGTGCGAACCGCTTGCCATATGATGCGGAAGCTTGTAACTACTCTTCGCGTCGGGGTCACCATCGGGGTCGACCCACGTACACATAATCTTTAAATCATCGGGTTCGGCTGCTGCGATTTGACCGGGGCCGTCCCACGCTGCGTCTTCACTGGCTAGGGGTGTTTTCGTATAAGGAATTGCACCCTTAGTCGTCTTACTTCCGCGAGCTTCGTCGCAGTCGGTCGGAGATTTGTCTTCTTTACATTTCTCGTCAGCGAAATTATCGCACCCACCGCATTGCCTACCGTTCGGTGCTTTCTCGTGCTTCTCTTCGTCTTTAGGCGGCTCTTCATCTTCACCGTCATTAGAATTATCACACGAGTCGGGAGTTTCGTCTTGACTACACTGCCCGTCTTTGAAGTTCTTGCACTCGCCGCACGCGTCTTCGTTTGCACTAACAGCTTTCTCGTCGACTTCTTTCGTAGCCTCTTCGACGTCTTTAACTTCGTCTTTAGATTCTTCGACGTCTTTAGCTACGTCTTCTTTAGAATCGACTTCCTTTTGCTTAGCAGAACCCGATTGGTCATCGGTACTAACATCCCACGGTAAGTCTTCTTTAAACTCACTCATATGTTGGTTCATATGGTCGAGAATAATCTGGTTATCGTTCTGCGTGAAACCGAGGTGGTCAACGTCGCCATCCTGAGTACTTTCTTGTTTCATATGCCCCTCGTCGTCCTGTTCTGGTGTGACGAGTAGCTGTGCGGCGACGGCTTTACCGATTCGCTTAACCGCTTTTAGATTAACCTCATGAGGCGCATCGCCTGTGTGATGTGCATATTGATAACCGTCTTTAGTCGACTCGTCATCGCCGGTAAATCCCGCGTGCATTGCGCGAAAGTGCTCTGCCTTAGTAGCCTTAGAGCGTTCTGAATTCGCGTTCCACGTGGCGTCTTTAGCAGAGAGTGGCGTGCCGTTTGGGTGAGCGTCTTTATAACTTATCGCTCCTTTTCGCATTTTGACATCTCCTTTATTATTAGTGTCGCCGCCTTCAGGCACAAGTGCGCCACCTGCGGCCTCATCTGAAATTCCTAACGCTTTTTCGTTAGGACACGAACAATTTTTAAGGGCATCTTCGGCCCATTTCTTAAGCTCGACCCTCATCGATTTAAGTTCATTATTCGTAACGTCCTTCGCGCTCGCGCCTATTTGCAGCGCTCCGGGATTCGACGGCACAGGTACACAAGAGTATTCAATTAAATCTTGCTTCATAAAGTGCGTACCGCCTAAATAATTCGCATCTCCATTCTGTTTCTTCATAGCCTCCCAATCGATAGGATAAAAGCCAGCAGAAACAGCGTTAAGAAAACCATTTTTATAAAATCTAAACACGGTGCTTCCACGAAGTCCGTGATAATCCGCGTCGTATAATTCGTCTGGTGTAAATTCAACTATTGAATTAAGCGCAGTTCCCACGACCCACGTCTTTATAGCGCGGCCTACGGGGAGCTTCGTATAATCGTGAGCCCACATGACGACGGGGTTTTTGGTGTAATTACCGAGCGTCCACCCTTTTGCGTCTAAACTATCGCCGTCGCGGTCGACCTCTTCGTTGCTTACGGTAAAAGCAAGACGCATCGCGCTATCGGTTGAAACGTCTTTAACTTCGCTTAGCTTAAGGGTCTTATAGACCGGAACGCCCTGTACAACCTCATCTATGAGCGTCATTCTTCCACCTTCTTTACTTAATTAACGTCTTTCATACCCCAGTTGTGTCTAGGGCAGGCCTCCAAATACATGAAATGAATACGAGATAAACACTAAGATACACAAGAACGCGAATGATGCAAACGCACCTATAATCTTCCAGTTAAATCTAATTTTGTCGTGTAAAACCTCAACACGTAAGGTCTCCACCTTCTCATCCGCTCTTTCCTTAGCGGCCAAAGTCTTTTCATCGGCACGTTCAAGCGCTGCGAGTGTCTTTTCATCGACGCTCGCAAGAGCGGTGAGTAGATGTGCGTCCCTCGTAGACTCGCGCGCTATGGCTGTACGTTCAGTCTCGGCGAATTTGCTTGTCATGCTAAGACTAAAAGCGTCGACCTTCGTTACTATGTTATGAATATCATCACCCACGCCGTCGATTTTTCCGTCGAGTGTATTAAGAATGCCGTTTTGTCGAATACTATTAGCCTCGTACGCTTTAAGGCGCTCGTCGTGCTGACCAATGCTTATCTGACATTGTTTCACGCAGGCTTCCATTGCGTCTAGTTCTACTTTTTGCGCAAGCGTGGCGTGCTTTTGCTCGTCGCGTATGCTTTCGATAAGTGTGATATTCTGTTCTAACTTGGAATTAACACCATTAATTTTCTTAAGTTCCGAGTCTAGCTCAGTTTTAACGGCCTTAACGTCCTTCTTCAAGTCTTCCATACTTCCACCGCCGTTAGGTATTATCGTTAGGCCGCAACTTCACGTCGATTAACTTATTCTGCTCTTCTTTCTCGAGCGTTGCTAGCTTTATAAAACACGGATTACAGAGCCACTTTAGATGTTCGGGAGTTCCAAATAATGTGAATCGTTTTGATGTACCGTCATCGTTAAACCACGACGTTTTACAGTTAGCGCAGTGGTCGGGCGGCATTAAAGTGATAATGGGTAATTTTGTAGGCATTATTGTTTCCTCGGTCGTCGTGTGTACCGTTCTAAGTCTCTTAGGCGTTTTGTTTTCTTACCGCGAATCTTGCCGAACGGCGTTTTAGTCTCGCCATATGCCTCTTTACCGGCTTGCGGTGGTGGCGCGACGGCCGGAACCTGCACTATGCCTTTCTTTAGACTCGAAAGAACCTGTACGTTAATTGGTACAACGAAACACTCGCCGTCACCATCGGGTAACGGGTCGTATTCCATTAATGCTCGCCATTCGTCAATCATAAGCGCCGTCGGCATAAACCGAGCAGCTTTTAGGATTATGTCCTTATCTTTCTGCACCGGATTAACGTAGAGCATCACCAATTCGCCAGTGTCGTCGAATCGGGGAATTAGTTGTTTATTAAGAACCTCTTGTAAAAAGTCAAGTCGGGGTCGAAGCGTATAACGAGAAAAGAATAAGTCTGCTGCGTCGATAGTTGCTCTATTCGACGACTGAAGAATTCCAAGTATCTCGGGTGGCACACCGATAACTGAAGCCACGACGTCTCTCTGATGCTGTCGTAGGTTTACAATATCCGCGCCTTCGAACTTCTGAGAGAGTTCTTTTATCTCTACCTTTCGGCTTAAGAATCGAACTTTTCCGGCGTTCCAAAATCCCTGATGCTGTAGGTTCCAATCGTCTTCGAGCTGCTTCACACGTTCTGCGTTAAGCCCTTCTCCGTAAATGAGCAGTGGTGGCCGTGCTTGATTATTAAAGTAGCTTAATACATAACGAGAAGCAGCGTCGTCCGTGTCGAGGTCATGAGAAAGAGATTGCGCTAGGCCAACACCTCTAGAATACGGGTCGGCCGGGTCTGGGTGCGCGAACCAGATAACCTCGCCCATATCGAGCTTGAATTCGCCCTTCGGCCCCGAAATAGTAAAATACGGCTCATCGGCGGTTGGTGTTCGAACTACCTTACCGGGGGATATAGGATAAGCGTTTATGACGCCCTGTATCGGCACCATCCACCAAAAAGCCTCACCTACAAGTTCTAAATAAACTTGCGTGAGCCATATTAATTGTTGAAAACTAAACTGAGAATTAGGATTATTAATAAAAACTTGAAGCGGAATAATTTCTTGCGGCTCTTCCTCTATAACGTTCATTCCGCCCGTTTTATTGGGCTCGTTTCGAACGAAACGAATGTCCCAATCGTTCTGAGCGATAGAATTAGCTACCTTTGTTACCGAGGTTCGTAACCACGGGAGTTCTGCAAAAGCTTTTAAATATGCGGGAATATCTCGCTTTATAGAAGCAGTAACTTGGTCACCGACGATTCTCGCGAGAACGTCTTGGTCGCTACTCGGCGTTTGATTTAATTGTTGAATACCTGCGCGTAGACCAAGTCTATTAGTGAACCTTCGAAAAAGCGTCCGCTCTTCGGATTGAGCCACCGTGTATTAGAAGCTTGCGTATCCTGATAAGCGTTCGCTACCGCTTGTTACAAGTCTCTCTTACCAAAAAAGTAGTAGTTATCTTACACCTCTAAAAATTCAAGTGATTTTTTATATGCCTCGATAAGTTCGTCTCTACTCGGTAATTCACCTCGTTTTGTTTTAAGTCTATGACACGTCGCGCAAAGAATCTGAAACCCATCTGGAAAATCATTCGCGATAATCCACGCGGTAATAGAATTAGACCCCACTTCTACTCGGTGTTTCGCACCGTCTCCGTTTTTATGGTCAATCTCTAAACAATCATAAATCGGTAATCCACAATTTGTACAATACAGCGTTCCATCTGTATAATGTGTAATAACTTTAAGTCTGTACCGCTCACTTGCACAATTACGTTTTTCCGGGTGTTCCCAATAATACTCCCGTTGTTTTCGGTTACGTTCTTCGCTAAATTCGGGAATCTTTCGTTGTTCTCGTAGATTTTTACGCCTACGTTCTTTCTGACCTTCGCGATATTCTTTGTTATTCTTATACCGCTCGCGAGCATATTCGCGATATTCGGGGGTTTTATAATCTGTACTCAACGTTTCGTTATTAAGGTTCTAACGTTATTTAGTTTACGTAACAAGCATACATCGCGAGAACGATTACCGCGATTCCTGCTGCCGCTCGCGCATAACGCTCGCCATCAAACCAGAAAGTATGATACTGTCCGCCCTGTATAAGCGCGCTACCTATGCCGTCTAGTACAATAGTTATACCTATCATTATGAGCAAAATAAAATACCATAACATTTTTACTCTCCTATCAACACCCTACGAATATAGCCGTTAAAAAACTTAGGACAACAATTAAACTCATCAGGTTCCCTACCTATGTCGCATACTTGTTCTTTTAACGCTTGTTTAAGATGTCCGCAGTTTTTACACTTCATCCTTCAATACACTCATGACAGTCAAGCTTCGACGGAAGATTAAAGCCCCATATGCAAAGATGCCCTTTATTTATCGATTCTTCGTTCTTACATCGTGCCGGGCCTCTGTGTCCTACGCTCGCGCGCATTGGTGGTTTCTCTTCTTCTTCTTCTTTAGTTCTCACGGCTAAATTAACTAAGTTATTAAACGCCTGTTGTAGCTCTATAATCGCTATCTCGAGCTGCGTCACGCGCTCTTCAATCGTTAGTTCTTCGTTCGGTTCTTCGTTCAAATCTCCACCTCATTTTTTTCCTTATAACATTTCTTATGCCAACGTTGCGTTTTTGATGCTAGATGTGACTCGCCAACGTCTATCTTCTGATTACATTTCGCGCATATAAACGGATTTTTCATTTTTTACTCTTCGCGAGAATTGTATCTAGTTTCTCGAGAAACATAATCGTCCGGCATTCTGTACACTTATTTGTGTTCATCGCGTAATGCTGGTCGCACGAGCGTTGTTGTAATGTGCAAAAGTCGATAATGTTTTCCGTTTTAATGTCGTAGATTTTTTTAGTTCCGAGAATCGCATCTAGATAATCATTAATGAAAATACCTCTACACTCTTCGCACTCGCTACTCGACATATTATAATGTGAAGTACATGGTTGTTGGGTTATAGCACAATAGTTTGGGTCGCTCATTCTTCAAACCTTACATCGTAAGCTACCCTAAGCGCTTCTTGTATCGCTTCATTAAATGTTGCACTACGTTTTAGATTTTTCGATAGCTCAAGCCGCACATCAAGAAGTGCAAAATATGTGTTATCGTGAATCACTATTTGTCGTTGTTTATTTCGGTCACTCATAATTCCTCTACACTATCTATCTTATTATTACTCGTCGTGATTCGAATCATCCTCGGGGTTCCGGCATAGAAAGATAAAGTGATTAGATACGCCCCGTTACAGCCTTCGATTGAGTATTTTTTCGCCCACGAGTATTCTTCTTTCACGAACGCGGCGACACGCTCATCGAGCGTTATCGTCTTCGTCTTCTTCTTTCTCTTCATCGGAGAACCGTTCAAAGTTTCTTCCCGGTTTTGTCTCTTCATTACGAAGTCGCATTAGTAGAATCGCACTATACGGAACGAAGTCTTGTCCCTTCTCGTGTTCTACCATTATACCGTCGTCGTTATAATATCTTAACTTAACGTCCATACCACCCTTATTAACAAGAAAGAGTTGTACGGTTCTCTCTAACCAGTTAGTTAACATATGTTAATCTCTCCTTATGCTTTCGTTACAGTGTCGCGCTAGTTCTCTTCTCTCGCGGTCAATTTCTTTTTGTAGCGTTCTAAGCCGGTATTTATCGGCTAAAAGTCCGTGACGTCTTACGACGCATATCTTCTCGCGTCTATCTAATGGCATTTTCTACCTCTTTACCGAACTGATGTAATAATAGTCCTTCCTGCCACGCCTCATGGCCGATAATCACCCCTACGTTGCTTCGCGCTTTTTTTAGAATCTTACGAGTGTCATCTATCCTCCACATCTCTAAGTGGCTCATCTTTCCTTTTGCGCGTTGGTCTTGAGTATGTGCGAACAATTTTCGTTCAATTATACCTAAAAGTCCGTGAATCTGCTCAAGCGTGAGTTCTTCGAGTGAAAGAACCACGTCGCTATCATCGTTAAAGTTCTCTTTTAGAAAGGTTCTCCATTCATCTGATGCCATTTTTATGCCTCTTCGTATTGTACCCTCATCTGTAGGTAGAACAAACTAATCATTATCGCTAGTATCATGGAGAGTTCTAGGTTCGTGTTGTTTATAAAGTTAAACGCCACGATGAGTATTACATACCCGATAGCGATAGCGGTTAATTCTTTTATGCTTAAGCTCATTGTTTATATAGCTCATACGCGCCTTTTTTGGCGTTATAGTCTACTTTCTTCGCGGGATTTACGCGTAGTAGGGTGCATAATTTAAACGTACAGGCGTCCCAACAGTCTCCGATTTTAGACTGACGCAAATACCCACACTTTTCTAAGTCTAAAGTACCTTCCACGTTCATTGCTTTAGAACCGTAAAGGTAAATGTCTGCGTTGACGGTGCGTATTGACTATTACCTGCGAACTTCACGATAAGCGTATGTTGCCCTAATGCTAAACACGCCGTTGATTTCGCTGGTAGCGTAAACGCAATCGTTTCAGTTCCGCTCTTCACTTGCGTTACTTTACCCTGCGTCCACCAGTATCGTGAGCTATCGACGGTTACCGTAACCGGAACCGATAGTATCTTTGCTTGTCCTACTGGAACGACCTCGAAGCCCCATCCGACTGATGCTTTATTATACACAACGGTCGGATTCGAGTTAAACATCGGGTTCGCGTAGATTAAAGTTGCGGTTCTCGGCGTTGGCTTCACATTATGGCCGTTAATCACTTGCTTCTGGATTACAATCTGCGTGACGGAGGTATTAACCTGCGTCTGAGCAGATACCGCACCCGTTAGAAATATCGCAACGAGTACGACACTTAGAGTAGCTATGACTAATTTTTTCATGATATTACCTTAACAACGACTCGAGTAAATTCTCGATGTAATAGTCGGGCGTTACGTGATGCTTATTCGCGGCGTCATAGAGCGCGAGTCCTACATTTTCGTCGATGTGTAGACGAAACGTTGAGTAGTAACCACTTTTTTCTATCATTTTTGTTTCACCTTTAAAATATTCGTAGATGTTTTCTTCCGTTGTTCTTCTTCGATACTGGTTTCTCTCCGCCGGTCTTTTCTACTACGAATAGCCCTATCGCCATAAAGGAAAGAACTGCTACGGCTATAACGTCCTGTATGTATTCTTTTATTTCGTGTATCATTTTACATCACTCCTTAAATATTTTAAGTAGGTCGATTTCGGCCTTTATGTCTTGTCGTTTGCTCATCTCGTTATAGAGATTACCTTTAGCCACTTCGAGATTTAGTTTAGCTTTCTTCGTTTTATTTAGATAGCTTTCGTAGTGCTCGTTGTTGTCGAGTCGATGCTGTAACTCGCCTTCTCGTGAGTCGGGATTGCCGAACGCTGGTTTACCGTATTCGTTTACTACGAGGCTTATCTCTCGTTTGTAGTTCGCGATGATATGGTTGGTGTATTCGTGTACCTCATCGAGTTCATTCGAATACGTTCGTATATCGTCGTTGAACTTTTTCGTTTTCTTAGTCGTTTCTTTCAACGAATCTAATAATCTTTTAGCCGTTTCGTTCATACTCTCCTGCATAATATCCCTCTATTAAAAGTGAGGTTAGTTCCTCGATTCTATCTACGGTTAGACCTAGATTTTCTGTCGAGTTACCCCACTGCTGCCAGCCGTCCGTCTGTGACGCGGCAAATCTCGTTTTCGAGCCGTCACTGAGCTTAAAATACCCCTCGAGGTATGGTTTACCGTCGTAGTTTCGCTGTGTCTTATTTGGCTTGTATGTCACTTTTTCCGTTACCACGTGTGTCATTCTTCACCCGTCTATCTTCGAAAGTTCGCCTTCTTTGCTTAGTCCATAGACCGGAATATGCCTCCTAGCCGCGTATCGAATAAATTTATTAGCCGGCTTTATACCCCTATACGTTGGGATAATGATTCGATACTCGTCACCGCTGTTATCATTTCTATAGAACGTTAATTTCCGTTAGGCTTGCTTTAAGAGTGTCAACTGAATTAAGTAGTGCGACGTGCCACGCTTCGTCGCCGTCGAGCGGGTCGACCGCACACATTTTTGCTATGTATTCCACTCTCGAAAATTCTATCGCGATTTTTTCGTTCATATTACCTCCCATCGTCTCTTAAATTGCCCGCGCTCGATTTCACGCTCGAGTGCTGCGTCTTCCGCGAGCATTTCGTACATCTCTTCCTCGCACCAATCGCTACAACATCTATCGAGTGGTGTCTCGGGCGTAAACGAGGCTCCGCAGACGACGCACTCGAATTCGACTACTGCCTCTATTCTCATTCTTCTATCTCTCCTTCGTCGAGCGCCTGCTCGCAGACTTTACACACACTAAAGCACTCAGCTTCAGTGGGTTCTCCGCAATATACACAGTTTACCATTATTACTCACGCCGGTTCCTTATGAACGTTTAACACATACGCTCGCTTGCAGTCTACCTCTTCGTCGCTAACGGGCTCGTATTCCGGACACGCGATGCAGTTCGTAGGACACCACTCGTCGGATTCTGAACTAAATATCCACTCTTCACCCGTCGCGGGGCAATATTGCTCGGTGTGTATAACGAATCTTTCTTTACTTTCTATTGGCATGATGTTACCTCCACGCGCCGCACCTCGAGAACGTACTGATAGCAAAAGACGCAGTATGTTCCTTCATTACCGGAAAATACGCGTTCTGTTGCGCCACATAGCTCACATTTTCGGTCTAGAGTGTGCGTAGAAATCATAATTACTCACACTCCATCTTTCGTAGCTGGCTCCCTATTCGCGCTATGGCGTGTTCTAGAATAGCCTCGACTTCGCGACTGTGATTATAGTTACCGCTCGTAAACGGGATTGAATTATTAATCAGCTCGTGAAGCTCTTCCATCTTAAGAAGCATATCGTCTCGGATTTCCGAGACGAGCATCTTTGATTGCCGAATCGCTTCTTGTGGTTCGTATTGAGTCATAATTAAAGCACCTCGCTCTCGAAGTCTTCTACGCGCTCTTTTCGGTATTCTCTCTCGCTAAGCGCGGATTCTACCTCTTGACGTGCGTTCTCGATTTCGAAAAGAAGCTCTTTTATAGTCTCGACGTCGCCGAGGTCGATAGTATCGGACACTTCGTTAGCGACTTCGCGCAGCTTAGTAACTGCGATTATGTATTCCTCTTCGGCCACTTCGACGTTGCACGCGAGTTCATCGCGGATTTCTTCGATTTCTGTTTTTTGTAGAGTTTCGAGCATTATTTGTCACCTCGTAGTTTACTACACACATACATAGCACACGTATCATATAAATACCTTTGAGTTTCGAAATAATTAGCTAGTCGCGTTTGAAACCAAATTAACATATGTAAATCGAACCTCGGAAAAAGGAGACTATTTCGATAGTTAGAATAGCTCGCTAGATAGCCAAAAAAAAGAGGCGTTAGCCTCATTTTATAACTTCATCTAAGAAACTAACCACTTTCTCCGGTAGCCGGTTCGTTAGTTTGTTTACATAGAGCATAAACGACTCAGCGAACCCTTCTTGATAGTTCTTCATCGCGTATCTGCTCACGAAGCATACGTTGTCTTTGAAGTTTCGCTTCCAGATTTGTATCCACTCGTCTTTCTCATAGACGCTCATCTTGTGGCAGTGCCATATAATGTGTGCCATTTCGTGGTCAACGATACCCGAGACGATACGCTCTTTGGGTAACCACCCTTCGGCGTTATAGGGCATCCCGCGTTGTTCTATGTCTTGTTTTAGTTTGGTGTCGTGTTTCTCAACGAACTTCTCCGTGAGTTCTTTGTTTATTAAGAGATAAGGCGTATAGCCGTCTTCGCAGCAACCCGCTTTCATAAAGTAGGCGTGTCCGTATTCGACGCTCGCGCATCGACTTTGCCGTATGCTAGTTTTACGCCTACGTGGAATACATCGATATTGACTTGTGTAATACGCCGCTAATCGCTGCGCGACTTTATTTGCGGGGTACACTTCGATGTTAGTTAGGCGCGAGTCTGCTATGCTGTGTTTTAACAAGAAGCGGTTTATTTCTTTGAGGGTTTTAAAGCCTTTTTTAGGATAGCCTTTTGCTTTCATAGATTCTCACCTCGTAGATAATCCCAACGCACTTTCGCGCGCTGCCTTTACCTACGCTACTACTACGACGTTTCGCTATTTAAGCTTTCAAGTTAATCGGAAGGCTAGACGCGCTTCGTTACATAAAAAAAGTAGTTTTTAGCGTCTAAAGAGTATTTAAAGCTTATATACGACGAGCCCGAAAAACAGTGTTTCTCTATGTTCTATGTGCGAAACTAATACTATGCTATACGACTTCTCTATCTACGGAGAGTGAAAATGTAAAATGGAGTATATCATCTTACCCA